CGGCCGTGGCGTTGGCTCAGCAGCTCAGCACCCGGAAGCCAGACGACAACGGCCGCATCCGGATGCCATTGATGACGCTGGCCCGCGCCGCCGGCATCAGCGAGGACGCAGCCTCGGCCCACGTGCGTAAGCTCGAGAAGCACGGGGTGATCAAACGCTCGGTCGAGTGGATCCCCGAGACCATCGACGACGTCACCGGCGAGATCCGCGGCGGGCACAAGGCGCTGTTCGTGGCCCCCGCATCGAACGTCACCGACTTCGCCGCGGCCGTCGCCCAGCTCAAGCCGGAGGTCGTCAAGAACTGGGGCGGCGCGCGTCTCCACTGCCCCCATCACCCGGACGCCGAGATCGAGAAGACGACGACCTGGAGCTGCGTCGAGTGCGGCTCGATCCTGGACACCAAGACCGAGACCATCCGTGGTAACCCGCAAGATGCGGTTTTCCTCGACGACGAGGCCGACGACATCAAGATCTCGGCCATCCGACCAAACCCGCATCTTGCGGTTTTCCTCGACGACGACGATGACGAGCTCCAGCCGACCGGGACCGACGGACCGCCGTTTACCGGAACCACTACGACGTGTGGATATACGTTAAGAACCCGCAATCGACCGACTTCACATAACGTGGGCGTGCCGGAGGGGCGCGACACCCCTGGTGGTGCCGTCGCCGCGGCCTGGCTCTCCGGGTCGTCGTTGCGGGCGCCCGACGAGAGCCAGCCCGGCGGGGAGGAGGCGTTCTGATGACCGCTGAGCAGACGTATCGCGCCCTCATCGATCGCGGGATCCGGTTCTCGATCGAGGGGGACCGCCTCCTCGTTGGACCCGGCGACCGCCTGACCGACGACGACCGCGTCGCGATCAAGCGGCACCGGGACGAGTTGCTCTTGATCGCGAGCTACGCCGCCGTCCCGCTCCACGCCGAGCCCCGACGTGAGCACGCCACCCCCGCCGGTTGCGTCGGACCCCGTGCGTGCGCCGTCCTCGGCCCCTGCGGTCGCGAGACGTGCGGCGATATCCCTGACATATCCCCCCCGGCTACGGACTACGAGAGGGCTGCCTGATGGCGTTTGAGATGACATGCCGTGTCTGCCGCCGGCTGTTCGAGCCGACCCGCGAGGACGTCATCCGCGGACCGGCCACCTACCGTGTCTGCCCGGCGTGTCGGCCCGGTGACGAGCTAGCGGGATCTGTCGTCCGCGCGAATCCCGAGGTGCGCGTCTGATGCCGGCGCGATCGAAGTACACGCCGGAGACGGTGACCAAGATCGTCAACGCCCTCTCGGTCGGCATGATCGACGGCGACGCCTGCGTGATCGGCGGCATCTCGGAGGCGACGTTCTACGCGTGGCAGCAGACGAAGCCTGAGTTTCTGGACCGAACCACGCGCGCGCGACGGGAGGGCTGGCAGACGGCCCTCGCCATGCTGAAGCGCGGCGCCCTCGACGGCGACGTCCGCGCCATCGAGGCGTTCCTCGACCGCACGCACAGCCCCTACCGCAAGGCGGCCGACGTGACCGTGACGCACGGCGGCCAGGTCACGCACGCCAGCCGCGACCTCTCCGTCCTGACCCGCGACGAGCTCGTCGCCCTGACCGCGCTGAGCGCCAAGCTCCGTGCCCCGCGTGAGGTGGTCGGCTGATGGCGCGCCTGACGCCTGGGATGTGGCTCCCGGACGAAGACGAGCTCGAAATCGAGTGGTCGCGCCGCGAGTTGGTCAGCTTCGTCCGTCGCCTGAGTCCCACCTACCGACCGGCAGCCCACCACCTCCTCATCGCCGACGCGCTCGAGCGGGTGACGCGCCGCGAGATCGACCGCCTGCTGATCGTGCTCCCGCCCCGCCACGGAAAGTCGACGCTCGCGTCCCGCTACTCCCCCGCGTGGTACCTCGGCCAGCGGCCCAACGACCGCGTGATGGCGACGAGCTACGCCGACCGGCTGGCGTACCGGTTCGGTCGGTTCACGCGCAACGTCATGCTGTCCCCGCGCAACCCGTTCGGGCTCACGCTGGCCCACGACAGCAAGAGCGCCGAGCAATGGGACCTTGACGGCCATGCGGGCGGCTACCTAGCGGCCGGCGTCGGCGGTTCGATCACCGGCGAAGGCGCGAACCTCCTCCTCATCGACGACCCGACCAAGAACGCCCAGGAAGCCGACTCCGAGACGTTTCGGGAGCGGGCGATCGAGTGGTACCAAGACACCGCGTATCCGCGCCTCGAGGCGGACGGGGCCGTCGTGGTGATCGGGACGCAGTGGCGGGACGATGACCTCCAGGGGTGGCTGATCGACCAGCAGGCCCACGGCGGCGACCAGTGGACGGTGCTGCGTCTGCCCGCCATCGCCGGCCACGACGACCCGCTGGGGCGGGCCCCGGGCGAGGCGCTCTGGCCGGAGAAGTACCCGGTCGAGCGCTTGCTCAGGACGAAGGCGACGATGAGCTCCCGGATGTGGCAGGCGCAATACCAGGCGTCGCCCCAGCCCGCCGAGGGCGGCACGTTCAAGCGGGCGTGGTGGCGGTTCTGGCACGAGCCGATGCGCGCGCTCCCCCCCGTCCCGGTCCGTGGCGCCGACGGGGCGCTCCATCTCTGCCCGTGCGTGCCGCTCCCGCCCCGCTTCGACCAGGCGATCCAGTCGTGGGACATGAGCTTCCGGCAGACGGTGGCGGGTTCCTACACCGTCGGCCAGGTGTGGGGCCGCACCGGTACGGGCGCCTACCTGGTGGATCAGTACCGGGCGCGGGTGGACTTCCCCGACGCCGTGCTGGCGGTCCGGAGCCTGTCGGCCAAACACCCGCAGGCGCACGCGAAGCTGGTCGAGAACAAGGCCAACGGCCCGGCCATCGTGGCGACGCTGCGCGGCGAGGTCTCCGGCCTCATCGAGGTCGAGCCTGACGGCGGGAAGGTGGCCCGCGCCAACGCGGTCACGCCGTGGGTGGAGGCGGGCAACGTCTACCTGCCCCACCCGGACATCGCGCCGTGGGTGATCGCCCTGATCGACGAGGCCGCCGCGTTCCCCAACGGCGCCAACGACGACCAGGTTGACAGTCTCTCGCAAGCGCTCTCGCGGCTGATGGGCGGCGGGGCGACCGGAGGAGCCACCTCAGAAAGCTATCTACATGTCGGTGCGGACGACCCCACCGACCGCGACGCACTGTGGGCCGATTGGGGCCCGGACTATGTAAACCGGCGCTAGCCGGAAGGAGACACACCACCATGACCAGCACGCTCTCCGAGTTGACCCAGCAACTGGACACCGACCTCAGCGGCATCGCCGCCGCCGAGCACGACCTCGCGCGTGGCCTCGAGCGCTTCCGGGACATGACCGTCCGCGCCGGCCATGCGAGCGCCGAGGCCCGCGAGGTCGCCGAGCGCGACCACCTGCCGGAGCTCCGGCAGGTCGAGGAGGCGCTGGTCCAGCAGGCCGACCAGGCGGCCCGCACCGGCAGGCAGGTGATCAAGGCCCTCGAGACCGACCGGCTCAAGCTGAGCCCGACCGATGAGCTCGCCGCGGCAGCGAGGATGCCGCTCTTCCGGGAGATGGCCGCGAGCGCCTCGCTCCCACACCTCGCCGGCGAGGTGCGGGCCGCGCTGGTCACCGATGACCGGAGCGCCATGTTCGGCCTTAACCTGGCGCTCCAAGCCCGGATGGACGCGCCGGCGGGACCGCTCGACGGCGGCAAGCCGGAGCTGCAGCAGGCGCGCCTCGAGATCAGGGCGCTGCTTGGCGAGGTCCGTCATCGGCTCAGGGACGCCTCGTTCGACCCCGTCCGCGACCGCGCCAACAAGGTCCTGACCAGGGCTGCAGAGGCCACCCGGGAGATCGAGGCGCGGAAGCGGCAGGAGGCGCTCGACCGACAGATATCCAGTGGAGCGAAAAAGCGGTGGCCGGTCGTCGACCCGATGACGGTCCGGGCGTCCTGACGTGGCGCCGCCGAGGTCAGCATCGCAACGGCCCGTCTCACAAACGAGGGTTTGTGAGACACCCGGCTGAGCGGCCCCACACTGACCCCGTCCATGCCTGCGCCGCTGTCTCACAACCCGTCTCGAAATCACCGTCTCGGTACCTAGATCGGTCACCAAGTTTTGAGACGGTGGGCGTTGGCCACTGTGGCGACCACACCGCGAGAAGCGACGCTTCCATGATCGGGCTCTCGCTTGACTACTTGACACGGCGAAACGTTGTCGTAGAGTGGCCGCAACCGCCATCCCCACACCTGTCGCCTCGCGGCACGTCGCCGTTAGCCGACAGCTGCGCATGGCGGAGGGAGGACCCGCATGCAACGCCCCGCCGTTCGCTCCCCCTTCGGACTCAGCCGACGCGCGGCCCTGGGACGCACTGGCGCCGTCCTGGCCGCCCTCGGCCTCACGACGCGTCTCAGTTCGGCCGCCGCCCAAGACGCTAGGAGCGAGATGGCCAAGCACCCTATCGTTGGCTCCTGGCGGCTGAGCCTTGCGGTCACCGGCGCGATGGA